GTTTGTCCGCGGGTCGCGGACACTTCGGAAACGGCAACTCACTTTAGTCTGCTAAAGTGTCCGCGGGTGACGGACACGGGTCGTCCGCGCCTGCCCGTTCGGGGTCGTCCGCTCCGCGGACTGCTAGTCATATCATATGTGTAATGTTAGTTATCGCTTGTGATCGTGCGGTTGTCCGCCGATGACCGCCGGAGGCTGTAGCGCTTCGTGTGCCCTCCGGGTGACGGACAATGGAAGAAGTAAATATATGTGTAACTTTTGTTACTTAGTTAATTAAAGTCTGCTTTAGTTAACAACATTAAAAATTTATGTTACATCCATCTCCCCTCGAAAAAGTACATCATTTTTCCTAAATCTGTATCAAAAAACTCTTGCCCATTATTAGCACCTAAAGAATTTCTGACTTCTGTTGTTCCATATAACGGCTGTGCAACATTTCTGATTTTAAAATTCTTACCTCCTTTTTGGAAAAATGTGCTATCACTTCCGATTGCATTTACACCTATTTTCTTAGTATACGTTATTGTCCCGGCGAAACATTCATCATCCATAACTATAGCATCATCACCTTCAACACCGCCAGGGATATTTTCTGTTACACCACGTTCACAGTTAAAATCTATAATATTAATATTTTGTTTTCCTTTGGTATATACACCATCATATTTAACACCGGCTTTAACGAATAAAGGCATATTTACACCACGTTCATCACAGCAATTTATCATTGTAATTGGATGCAAGAACGCACCATAAGTCCATTCATAATTTCCGAACGTGTATGAATACACATTAAATATTCCTGAGCAATCTAACATAATTACGTGTTCACCGCCAACTTGGAACGCTTCATAAAATCCATTAGCGCCACACATTTTATACATGCATTCTGTGCCGTAATTCCAACCGTTAGTCATTCTAATTCCAATACATCCGTCTACCGCTTTTGGCGGTATTCCGCCAATGTCCAACCCATAACCATGAAGCATTACAGATTCTAAATACGGCCTACCGACATTGAATAGGTTTATGCAAATAATTGGTTTTTGATTGTTTGGAATTCTAATTCCTATCTTTTTTAGTCTTAGTCCTAGTCTTGAATATTCTACATTAGGTGCAGATATAATTTCGTATTTCCGGTCATTTGTAATTTGATTATGTGCAATAGTTGAAAGATACAGTATTGTTCCTACTATTTTATCGTAGCTTCCTGTTTTTTCCCAGTATCCGAAACCTACACCCTCAATTTCAATAGTTACGTTTGATTGTGGAATAGTTAGGCATCTATATACACCATCTTCACATAACGTAAAATTCTGTAGAAAGAATCTTCCAGCTGATAATTTTATACAGCCTCCACCTACTTTGTTTAAATAATCAATAGCTTTTTGAATCTCTACTTCATCGTTAACACCGTCACACACATAATCAGCATATGTTTTTTCTTCTTCTGAAGCTTCATTAGAAGCGATGAAAATTCTATCTTTACTTCTCATTAGCCATTTTGGATATATCTTTTTTTCTTCACCAATAACATACCCAGTTCCATCAAAGATATTAACTTTTTTTATTGTAACATGAAGTTTACAGTTTTCATCGGTTACTTCAAATTCTAAAACGCCATTTGAAATATATCTGTATCTTGTTCCATTAAGTGTTAAATAATCCGTTGGTTTGTTGCTATCTTTAAATAAATTGCTGTCTTTTTTTAAGACAGAACAGGTAATTCCGACATATTCAAAAATGACTAAGAACATAAATTCTGATATATCGCTTATGTTTCCAAAATTGACAATACCCTTATCTCCTTTTTCGAATGAATATGTCAAATATGAATCACTTTCAGTCCACGCGATAGAATTTCCGCTCAATTCATATGAATATTTGTTTTCTGGCACTGGTGTGCTTCCTATATTTTCAAAATCGTTAAAAGACTCGGATGAAACTATCTCTCGCACGTTTAATAATCTACCGCCTTTATAAGCATTACATAAATCTTCCTTTAGTGAATTAATTTTATCACCCGTCACTTTTGCATCCGCGGCGGCATTTTCTACAGTCAACGATTTATCAATCGGTGGATTGGATGGATTTGTGATATTAGCTGTCAGCCATGCTGTTGTTTCGTTGTTTACCGTTGGTTTCAACAAATTCAGAAGTTCTCCGCTGTTTTTCATTTCTTCGATTTTCTTGTTGACTTCCGCCTGTAAACCGAGATTAGCAAAAAACTGATTTACAAAATCATATAACGCTTTATAACTTTTTACAAGTTCGTCCTGCGCGTCAAACATCTCTTTGACTGTTTTAAACAGCACAACAAATTTGTTTTCTAGACTCAACGTTCCTTTGAAATCATATGGAATCCCACGTACACTTGCGACAACCTCACAAGCTTGCGTAATCATCTGACCGAAATCTGGCAATGTAGGAAAATCTGGAATCGTTGGTTTATCTGCCATTGATATCCCTCCTTAATAAAATTGATAAAACAATTCTTTACAATCATCACAGATACGCTTGTTAAGATTCAGGATGGTATCGCGGAATCTCTGTACTTCTAATGAGTAACTACCGTCAAAGCCCTCATCTTCAATCGTATCATTATTATCTGCATGATATGTGTCATTACTGTTCGTTTTTGTGGTATTCTCTCCATTGCTCACCGCGCTATTATGAATCGTATTCTGTCCCCGATCCATGGTAGACGCGTAATTCGTCCCAGCAAAATTAATCTGCGGGTTGTCTGAATGAATGTTCTGTGTGTCGTTGTTTGTATCGGCTGTCGTTGTGTTTTTCGCTGTGCTGTCTCCCGCGATCACACCTGTTCGCGTATCGTCTTTTGTACTCTGTACTTTCCGCGTACTCTTATGAGTAATCAGCGGGTTATACTCAAAAGTAATACTCCGGTACAACTGTTCATAGTACGGCATATTGACCGTAAGAATCTTTTTTAGATGATACTGAAATTCTCCGATAGTTTCTAACCCGATCTGTTCCCGAAAGTACTGTAAACAGAATGTTTTTTCGAACGTAAGTTTTGCGGTTGCATATTCGGGAGCGGATGCATCGACATAAAACGGAAAGTCAAAATTGAAGATTAAAGGAACGGCGGCTTCGATCATATTATCAATGGTCTGATTTTCAAGTGGGGAAATTACATGATCGGAAATAACCAACTGTTCAATGGTATTCGTTAGTATTTTCGTTTCGTAGTTATAGCTAAGAAACATCATTCCACCTCACTTTCCGGTGTGTCGTTTCCGTTGTTTTCTTGTGTGTCGTTTTCGGCATTTGTAGTGTCGAAAACATCCGGTCGGTTAATCGGTGTTACCATCTTAGAATTAAAACGTACATGGATATTCAATCCATACATTTTATTGATCGCATCAAGTCCCCTCTGAATGGTAGCCAGATTTCCGTTTCTTGTCAACTCGATCTCTCCATCGTTGTAACTCGTTTCCGCGGAAACCAGCCGTTCCGGTTTTTCTACGCCGCTTGCTTCGATACCGAGATCAGCTAGACATTCTGCTACTTCTCTCTGTGCGGCTGTATCAAGTTCGTTAAAGATTGGCTGTACTTTTAAATCAATCGTATCAATCTGAATCTGTTTTCGCAGATCGTTTTTTGCTTTGATGAAAGGAATATTTTTTACCCACTTTTGAATAAAGTTGTCAATGGATAACTTCTGCGTAGAATCCCCGCTGATAACAACTGGCGTTCTCTGCTGAATGACGTTTACCCTTGTCGACGCTTTTTTCTCTGCTAGACTCTGCGAATGAAGAATAATACTGAGAATTTCCGGTACAGCAAAAGGTCTTGCGAAAATCAACGCGCTTTCTTCCTTGTCGGTCTGTTCATAATACTGTCCATTCATGGCGTACGCAATCCAATCGGTCGGGATACCATAAATATCAGGCTCACCTACCAGATTCACGCCGAAAACACCATACAGTCCGGTGATTGGCTCTTTTTTGAACAGGCACATTCCCTGCCATAATAGATAGGAGTTGAGCATCCGCTGCGGAATCTCATCTGGTAAACCGTCATATTCATACCGCGACAACGCCAGATTGACGAACTTGTCAAAAAAGTGTCGAAAATACATCTTTTCTTCCGGTGACGTATTCGGGTTGTTTTCCCAGCATCCCCAAACTTCTTTGTTGCTCACCCGATACGGGTTATTGTACATGGTATCACCTCCTTAAACATTGGAAAGACCATAGTTTCCAACATCGTCCGTGTGCCAGAACGTAACGCCTCGGTTAAACATTGCCTGCAAAAAGTTAATATCATCGGTGACACACGCTCCGTGCAATCCGCAATTTACCGTTTTCACAAAATTCCAACTTGACCGCCCTGTTATATTCGGCACTTTGATTCTATGTGTCGCATAGCCATACATAGTGAAATAATCGTCTATTACTTTCGCCATTTCCGGCGTTACACACATAGTCTTTAACGCAATTGTATTGCTAAAAAGTGCAGTCTGCACATAACTTCCGGTAGCACTTCCTTTTGCTGTAGGCGGTATTAAATCGTGCTGTTCCATCTGCGCCGAAATATTTTCGCCAAACATAAAATTGCTTACGGTCTGTCCGATACTGCTTTCAACTGCTTTTCCAAAATTACCACTCAAGACATTTGCAATGGTTGAAATAACACTTTTTCCGGTATCAATATATTGCTGTTTTGTCTGGTAGTCCCATATAGGCTGAGACTGCGCGAGCCATGCTTGGTACGCGTCATTTGTCCATGCACACGACGGGAAATTACTGTACACAAAACCATACGGCGTGTTAGTAGTAGGTTCATTTTTGTAATTTTTTGGACTAATATAAATGGACGGAATATTTAACTTTACCCCTTGCCCATAAAAAGAAATTTTATTGTCTTTAAAGTATTCAAGTCTATACATATATTGACTGCCGTCGTGTGCATCTACCAGAAGATAAGAAAATGGATATTGAAATAATTTTTTATTTTTTGGTGCATATCCTGCAAGTGTTTCTGGAAAATGCATTGGAAATTCTTGCGGGGAATTTTCAAAACATAACTGCGGAGCCTGGAAAATAGCTACAATAGCGTCTGCATTTCCGCTTGTCGCATAGGCTTGTATTTTCTGTTTCATGGCATTAAAATCAACTGTGTTAAAATAAGTCAATCCCGACATGATTTTTTGATTTAGTTCCGGCTCAAGCGCAACACCGTTCTCATCTGCACTTGCAACAAGACAATAGTTCATAAAACCAAAACCCATGCCAGCAGACGTATTTACAATATAATCCCCTGTTTCCAGATTTTCTGGTACTAAATTCGCGCCGACTTTATCGTCTGCTTTTGCTACATGTTCCCTCTCTACATAACATGGCTGTAACACCACATCGTAGAAACTATTCTGGAAACGATCTGGCTCAAAATAAATCTTAAAACTTCCGTCACTCAACCATTCTACGCGCGTCACAAAACCGAAATACCATTCTTCCGTATAGGGTTTGTTCTGAAAAGCAATATAATTGCATTTCAGAAAATCACTCTCATTCCCTTTTCCCTTATAAGTCAGTTCTCCCCATCTCACGGGCGCGGACTGCTTAAAAGTATGGATTGCTTTTTCTCTTACGTGCGCCAGACAACCTGCTTTTCCGTTTTCGTAGTATCTTACGTGTTCATAATCATTTCCCCATTCAATCCCACTTGCTAAAATTACCTCCGTCTGCGGGGAAACCGCCGCCACATTTTCCTGCGGCGGCATCGGAATGAAATTATCCATGTTTCCTCCCTCTTACTTAATCTGTCGTAAAGTAAATGGTTGCCGTTTTGGAAGAATCGAATCGGCTTGTAATCACAACCCGCACACTTTCTGTTTTGTTTACTTTCGGCTTCAGATTCTTTTCGTCTTTTGCGATTCTAAGAATGGTTGTTCCCGGAATAACAAACGTATCAAAGGAAGAATTACCCTCTACTTTTACGTCAATTGCTTTATCAGCTACGCCCTTAAAGGTAACCGAAAAACTTCCGCCGAAGTCCACATCTGTTCCGATTTTCACCGATCCTACGTCACTTGCGGTAATGGAAGAAACAAGAACGGTCTCGGTCGTAAAGACGATGATCGGATAAAACAGGGAATAAGAGAACATCTCTTTTACTGTATACGTATTGTTCCAACGCAGTCCGCGATTAACGTTATCCTGTACCATCATGCGGTACTGTTCACGGATTTTGAAAAACCGCTTGTCAACCAGTACAGCCACGATACCCTCAGCATCGTTAAAGTTATCAATTAACACCTGCTGTGCTTTCGGAATCATCCGGTCGAGATTGTATGCACTTGCATAGCTGTCAACGTTCATCGCGGCTTTGGTATCGGGGTCGACAAACAGAAGAATGGTACCTTCTTTTGCAGCCGATGTCGCGCCAGCGAAATTATACAGAGGGTTCGGGAACTGAATCTTGTCGATGTAACTCTGAATCTGTTTTGCAAGTGCATTTGCAGATGCCTGATCTGTAACAGCATCTACATGAACCGGGTAAATCTGTCCAGCACGTTTTGCAGACGCAATTAGGTCTTTCGCGGTCGTAAACTCATCCCAGTTACAAGCGGAAACGACACTCTCAACTTTTGCCTGCACGAGATTGCGCAAACCGTAATCATCGAGAAACGCGCCGCGCATATCCTCAAACCAGATCGTTACCGGATAATCGTTATTAAAATTGATTACATGATACAACGCCATAATGTAGCTGTCATAAATGGCGGTCGCATCTTCGATGCTGATATTGGCATCGTGCGCGTAACCCTGTGCAAAGTTTACATAAACTTCCTGTTCTCCGTTTCCATACGGCATGGCGTTACTGTTCAGCACACGCAGAGGATTTCTAAACGCTTCCGTGCTGATCGATTGACTGGCAATCAAATTTACAAGTGCCGGAACCAATTCGTTCCGCGCCATTGGGTTGTAAGGGTCGGTTAATGTTTTCGCAATATCGGCAATATTTTCTCGCGTTGCCACAGGAACTCTGTCACGGTAATCAACACTCATCGTCTGCCGAACGGCGTTCAGCATGTTAATATTTGTCATGTCAAGTTTTGCCATTGTTACTCTCCTTTTCCGCTCATGATGAGCTGAGACATATCAAGATCATTGATACTTGTTGCGGTGTCTTCTGCTTCCGGCACTTTTCCGCCAAACTCGGTTACTTTTGTGATACTTCCGCCGTGGGAAAGATCAGACCAGCGGCTTTTGATTTCAGCAACGGCGGCATCATACTTTCCTTTCAGTTCGTCCCGTTCCGCAACCAGTGCGTCACGTTCGGACATCAGTGCTCCAATGTCGGTATCTTCTGTTTTGATTTTTTCGCTTATGACGGCGATTGCGTCACCGTGTGTTTCGATGTTTCCGATATCGGCTACGATTTCCGACCAATACTCTTCAAGTGTCATGTTAAAACCTCCTTCTTAAATTGGGATATAACCAGATCGGCATTTTATGCCGTTTTGGTTTCATTGGGTGTGGCGGCTCGGGTGGCTCGGGTTGCCCAGTGGACAAATACCGAAATACCATAACCGCGTTGTTCAAACGTTCGGAATCAGATAAATACCGATTCCCAACAATCCATCCGGTAATTGCAGAATCTTTCGCGTGTTCCGAAATAAAATTGAAACACGCATGTGCTTTTTCCTGCCGGAACGCAAGTGTTCCATCGTCACTAATTCCCTCCCATCCTTTCATATAGGCGGAAGTCAGTGCGTTCAGATCGGTGCTGTCACTGTGCAAAAACGCTTGTAGATTTTCGTAAGCACTAGCGGCTCCGACCGAATACCAGACATTCTCATAAATCAGATATTCTAACTGCGCGTTACCATCTTCCCGGCTGTACCCGTTGGAATCTAACCATTGGAACAACCGCGTCCGGCGGTCGGTAGAGGAATTATCTGTCCACTGACCCAATCCATAGCCGGGCGAGCCGATAATTGTACCTTGCCACAACCCGGGGTTTACGGTTGACTCCTGCCAGAAATTGCCACAGATAGCGGCAATCACATACTGGCTGATACCGCTTTCTACCTCAACCGGATACCGATAAAGATACGTCCACGCGCTATAGGGAGACACAAACGTATTAATGGATACCTGTCTTTCCAGCGGGTAACTATCGGTGTGCGCTCCCATCGTATACCCGCCACCGTCAGCGGGATTATAAACCATTTCGGTGTGCCCGCTCCTCCATAAGATATCACCTTTTTTCCATGGCTGATTGGCTGTACCTTTTTGGAATCCAGCACCGATCAAATATCCGTCCATGCTACGAGTCGTAAACCACGGGTTAGATGCTAAAAACCCGCCGACCGTACAACAGTAACTCATGAGAGAGGAGCAATCATAGTAGGTAATACCTCCTACGGTCTGACCCTCACGATACGTTTGGGAATATCCAACGTTTGGATTGTTACAAATCTCGATACAGGTATTGTAAGCAAGCGTCAGATCAGCCACGGGTTAAACCCTCTTTTGCTACGTAACCAGTATAGACGATGCCATTTACTACGGCTTTCACCAGATACCATTCTCCGGTATAATACCCGTAGTTTCTAACACTGGTTCCGGTTGGCAACGTCAAGATGACAGTTTTATTCATTCCTGCGCCAACACGCAGATTATAGCGATCATTGGTATGATACGCTCCTGCAATTTTCCGGTCAAAACTACGCGCGGATTCTGTCTTGACGCAACTTTCAATGACGTTATGCGGCTTTTCGTCGACGGCTCCTGCATACCGATAGTGAACGGTATTTTCATACGGAAGATCGTAATAAGACCGTACACAGATTTCTTTTCCGGTCTGATCTCCCGTCTGACCATCAATCCCGCCGTTTTCCGACTGGCTGGCGTGGACGATGCGGTTCGCGTCAACCGACATCGTTACATGATGACCAGCCGCAAGGTGGATATCACCGCGTTTCCACGGTTTACCGCATTTCACAAAACCAGCGTTTTCCAACTGTTCACCTAGATTTCTAGTTGTGCTGTAAATGCTGATCGGAAAACCAGCATTTGCAAGTGCCGTTCCCACGAATGACGAACAATCATAATCGGGACTGTTCCGGTGTACCTGTGAGTACCCGTGCCGATCATCGGCGGCAATTTGTTCCGCCCAGGCAACTGTTTTTTCGATTTTACTCATTGCTTTTTCCTCCTAAGTGCTGGCACAACGAGTTAATAGCGGTTGTGTTCGCTTCTACGCTTTTCCGCAGTTCTTCCATCTCTTCCTTGTGTGCGTCTTTTTCTTTCACCAGATACCAGAAAAGTGCGCCGCAACAAACAATTGGAAAACCGAGACTTCCAACTAACTGCGTTACCATAGTTACATCCATGTTTCTACCTCCTTATCCTGCCATTTTAGCCAGTCCTCAATTTCACTTAATTTATCACACATAATAAAATTATGAATGAATCGAACTGGCGATTTACTGTTATACGCGTTACCATCCATAAAAAAGAAATCCCATAAATACCTAATATGAGATTCGTAATTTTCATGTGGGACAAAGATCAACGTGTCTTTTTCGTCCCCTTTATAGCGTACCGTATAAGCAAGATAAGCTTTTTCTTCTTTCATCATTCCGACAATCATATTAAAAACAATACTTGCCATCTTTGCTCCTTTCTTCCTGTCCTTTTAAAACAAGGAAACCTTTTGACCTGCCAAGGACAGGGCGGTTTACTCAACCGTGGCAACCCCTTTAAAAAGGTTTCCCCGTATTTTCATGATATCTCTTTTTTGTCCGTCTGTCAAGTACATTGTCCGTTCCGCACAAACTATTTATAAAGATCAATCCCCAGCAACTCAACCGCCATATTTTTGCTGTCCAGATCGTCAAAGCGCAGATATGCTTTGCGATATGCGTCAACCAGATTTTCAAACAAATAATCATAGTGTTCCAACATAACCGTGTTTTGTGTGTGATCTCCGTCCCGAAAAACCGCGACAAAATTACAAGACGGGTTATAGTTATGCGTAATATAGATGTACCCCTCTTCGTAATACTCATACACTCCATAACTTTTTCCACTATGTTCGATGGTGAACAGATACCGCGACCGTCCGGTCGGCTTTTGTACAAACACGGCATCATCAATCAACATCTGATCTCCAACACTCATGCTTTGCATATAGTGACCGCCGCGGAACGCTTTCAAAGCAGTATTCTCCCACATAGCTTTACTGGCACTGTCATTGTGCGTAAACTCACACACAAAACCGCTCCCATGCAGCATTTTTGTTTCTTTCTGGTATCTCTTATGGATACCAAAAAATACAAAATAGGGATTGAGCAACGAAATATTATTGGATGCCATCACCAGTTTAAACCATCGGGACTGGCTTCCATTTCCACGACTGATCGTCAATAACAACGATTGCAGTTTTTCAGATTCCCCTTTTACGTATTGTCCGCTTTCCATGCTGAACTCGTCAAAAAACAAAAAGTAGATATCCCGAAAATACGGAGACAATTTTTTTACACTGTCCATCTTACTTCCAAAACTAAACGCGCAGCCGAATGGCACGCCGTCCAGAAAATACCGCACAACATTTCCGTTTTTGTCCAGATTTTTATAGGTAATCACACTTCCTAATTTAGGATACATTCTTAGCATATCTTCGTACATTGCTGCCGCTCCCGTCATTTCCCCTTTCGTCCGGAAAATCCATCCCGTCTGCAATCCGTACTCTTTACACAAGATACAGCTTACCGCGGCAAACGCACTTGTCTTTCCAGCACTACGGTTGGAACACGTAATTGCTACGCCAGCGAAATCCCCGTCCACGTCCGGCTCTGTAAATAACCGAATCGGATTGTAGTACTGAATCGGATTGCCTTTATCGTCTGCCGATTCAAATTTCACATTATAATCAGCGAAAAGTTTTTCCCAATTGATATCATTCCAAAAAATCATTGTTTCACGTGAAACATTTTTGTTTCACGACCTCCTTTCTATCATTTCCCGCTCCGCGTCCCGCCAGTTCCCCGCCAGTCTCTCCGCATGCAATCTCACGTTAATCGCACGATAATCGCACTTTTGCTTGCAGATGGACGGCGGTGAAAGGCAGAGCTTCGCTAAGTAACAAAAGAGCTACGCTAGAAAACGTAGCTCTCTTACACGTATGGAGTTTTTTTCAAATACACAAGATATAGTAACAATCAACTACAGGTAACTTATAATACTCAAGTTGCCGTCCGCCAGTCGGAGCGCGTATTGCCGTCATATGTATTTAAGCAAACGGGTTATACTTTTCTGTATCCCCGAACTTGTGAACGTTTACTGCGGAAAGGTAAGCCGTAAATCCCTTGTCGCGGCGGAATTTGCTTTCACCGATCGAGATGAAGAGGTCGACAACTGCTCCTTTGCCCAATTCGTCAACGCTGGAAACTGTGTCGCTTTCAATTCCGTCCTCATAAAAGTCTACTTTATAATTCGTCTGAGCTTTCACGTAAATCCCAGCTTCGGCGGTTTCTTTCGCAGGAATCCACTTTGCTTCTGCGGCGGCATCGTCACCGAACTCTTCGATAATTTTTTCGAAGATGGTTTTCTGCTGGTCTGCTGTGATCGAAGCAGAAAGAACGCTTTTGCCGTCCTCTTCCTTTGCGTATTTTACAGTTACGTTGTTCAGTTTCATTTTTGCTTTGCTCATGATTTTTTCTCCTTTTTACTTTAAGTTGTTTGTTATGCAGAACCGCGGCGCTTTGCTTTGATCGTTGTCTTATCTGGCCTCTTCCAGACCGCGGGTTGTGCGCTTAGTCCAGTCTTTTTGCTTCGGCAAAGAACTGTTCGTCCGGCATCTCGTAGCGGGCGGATACGGTATCGGTTAATACACAGTTGAAATCCTCCGGAAAACCAGCGGCGGCAACAGCGGCGGTTTTTGCTTTCTGCGATTTCAGTTCTTCTGTATTCTCAAAAGAGCCGATCACCTGTTTTGTGTTTCTGTCAATGACAGAATAGATAAATGTTTCGATTTTTGTTCTAACCATTTTTTCTCCTTTCGTTATGTGGCTATTTGTTCTTGCAAGTATTATACTAGCACTGCCTACCAAAAAAGTCAATAGTTAAAATAAGAAAATAAAGAAAATATCCAAAAATAAAAGCAGGATGGAAAGGTCGAGTTCTTCCTCATGTAACGCCCAGATCGTTAATAATACGAGAAACATAAAAAACACAAAATATCTCATATCGTCTCCTATTCCGGTAACACTCCGTCTTGAGAGTTTACCAATACTTCATAGTATTCATTCGATACGCCTAAGGTATAAGTGGTATCAATGATTCCTATATTACTTGCAGTTAATATTTCTTCCCCGTTGACTTTGATGTAATGGGGTTTCGAGTTGTTAAAGCAACTGATTGTCCGTCCGACATTTTCCATCCGGCGGCAGAGACGGAAATTATTACAGCACTTTAAGTTTTCCGCTCCAAGTTTCTTATTCATGCCAGCGACCGTAGACGTAAAACGCACGGGGTCTTTGCCAGATTGCGCCGCTTTTTCGTCCCATTCAACGCCGCAGTATTTTTTCGCGCCAAGGGTCTTAAACTGGATATAGAGGTCATCCATATCCCAAACGCCGAGAATGTAACGGTTGTCACCAACGTCACAAAACGCAGGAATGTCATTATCAATCGCACGTTTTTCCAGTATTTTGTTTTTGGCTTCAAATTCTGGAATGTGTACATCCGGATGCAGGAATTTGATGCTGTCGGTATCGCAGTACACAACATCCATAGCAACCACATTGAGCATATCTTGTAACTGCTTTCTAGCGTGAGCAGTAACGTAGATGCCCCATTGATAATGCAAAAAGCTATTCTTACTTTCATAATACGTGTTCAGTGCTTTTTCCGCGTCCGCTTTTTCCCGCGTCCATTCTCCCGTGGTTTGGTTCATTACCCATTCGTCCTGTAAAAGATCAGTGACGCACATTCCAAAAGTACTATTCAATTTATTCTTAGATTTCATATACTCATATGTTTTGTTGGGGTTTCCTTTTAACTTGCTTTTTGCGATAAAAAACGACATCATTGTGTTACGCATACTGTCCGGTAACTTTCCGCGCGCGGCTACGTAGCACTCCGACACGGTAAAAAAGTCGTAAGCATACTGGTTTCTTATGATTGCTAAGTCGATTTCCGTCATTGCAATTTCACAGCAATCAATCGACAATACGCGTCCATTGTCAATCACACAATCTTTTCCATGCTTCTGGCACTTTGAAAGCGGGATGTATGGAACCGGAATGTTTTCTTTTATGTGTAAATTGTCAAATTGCACTCTCATGAGTACGCAACGTGTAGCACACAAATTGTCAAACTGTTCTTGCGATGTAATCTCAACCGCCCGAAACGCACTCATGGGATAGTAACCCATTGCTATCTGCGCGGGGTAGCTACTGGAAATATCCATGCTTCCCATTATGATTGCGTTTTCCCCTTTTTTCGCGGTGATCGTGTGTCCCGCGTGGATGCGGTTGGCGTGCGTGTTGCCGCCGCGGAACGCGTCTTTGCAGAGTTGGTACTGCGGTAACGTCAAAGCCAGATCGGCAAATACTCCCGGATAATAACCGCTATCTGCCTGCATGGCACGGCGGAATTCTCGGCGGACGTAGCCAGTTGAGGTAAGGGGGATTTCTGCTAAATTATCCTCTTTTCGTAAGGCGCGGATGCATTCACACAAGCCGCGAACGTCATTGTAGCAATATCCCTGTTCAACGTCCGTTAAAGGTGTTTTTGGTGTACGTAGTTTTTTATAGTCATACGTATCAACCAATTTATAGTGGGTCACGCCCGCACTGTTCTCACAAAATTTTGAAAGACTCATGTTGCTTAAAAAATACGAACATCGAAACTCAATCCCGTATTTATACGCATAACATTTCATAACTTTATGTGCATCCCGCGCAAAGATTTCATCAAATTCTATGAAATCTTTCATGAATTGAAATTCATATGAAAGATTATGAACGTAGACGACAGCGCGTTTCGTATCAGATGTTTTCAAATACAAATGCAGTTTTTCGCAGAATGAAAGAAACTCGTTCCATGTGCGACCAAAACACACGGTATCTTTGATACAAAACTGCCATTGATACAGAAAGGCAGTTCCTTTTACTACTTTTTCACCTGTTTTGTTATAGCGTTCATAATCAAGTTTTTCTAACGTAGTTGTTTCGATATCAAACGCCATTTCTGCATCATAATAAACGATAGGGTTTTTCTTTCTTCCACGTTTGCGGCATTCGCGCAAAGTCTGGAAAGACGAAAACGGAAAATCATTGACCGAATAAATTGTTTCACGTGAAACATTTTCGTTTCCGTTTACGATAACAGGGATATCTAATTGATACATTGATATTATCTCACTTTAATTTAGTTCTATTCTTATTAAAAAGTTCTTCCTCCGTAATATATCCATCAAGAAAGTCCTCATACTCTTCCAGAATATCTTCGAATTCAATTCCGCTATCATGTAATTTCGAAATAAAATCATCAATAATCTGTTCGGATGCCACCTGCTTTCTCAGATTCTTTTTGTATATATTAGAGGTAAGAAAACGATACAAGTCTTTGTAGTTATCTTCTGTTACTTCTCCATCAATTTTATTCTTTGACTTGTCAAAGCGTCTCTGTAATTCTGCGATTCGATATCCCTCAAGCGTTGTTTCGGGTGAATTCAGAAAAGCGATCATGGTATCCCATTCTTGCCGAATGGATGCATCCGACCGCTTTACGCCTTTCAAAAAGCGATCTTTTGATCGCCCTTGTGACGCGAAAAACTCTTTTACGCGCCCGTACTCCCACTGGTCGCGCGCGTGAATTTTTTCCAGTTTGGCAAGGCGGCTATTTGCTGCCTGCGCAACGCGCGGGAGTTCGCGTTTGATCTGGTCGAGGGAGAGATCGAGTTCCTGGTATATGCTATAGTCCTTTGAATTCGGCATTATTCGCACCCCCTTATAAAGATTCGCAATTTATTAGAACTAATCTCGAAACCTATTATTTCTTCTGACAAATAATTTTCTTTTTTTGTAGTATATACTTTTGTACAATCAATATCAAAATTTCTAACTAATACGCGATGATTTTCATTAAACACCGTAACAATGGCGTAAATTTCGACTTCTATGCGAACACAGCCGTAATACAATTTTATAAAATCTTCTACTCTCACGTGATACCTCCTAATACAAGCAATCTTCATTTGCTCCCTCTGACGTATACAGAGGGCACAACGTGCAAGTATCGTTTGCGGAACAAATAACGGAATGCTTGATTTCAATGTAATAAGTTATGTAAGCATAACGAGTGCTTGCGGAATTGTTGGATTTTACAGTAAATCCAACGCCAAAACGACCTTTATATGGTTGTGGATAATAGACTGCGTTTTTACGGATGTAGCCATTTGTCATTGATGAATGAGAATACGCATACACTTTAAACTCCGCTCCTACTTTTCTTGTCACATAAAAAGGAAGTTCAGCAACGTTATTCTTCATTTTAATAAATTCTTCATAATTCATTTTTAGATTAATTCTCATGATACCCTCTTTCTCCCCGTATTGCCGATAGGACAGCAAAGAATTTAGTATTGTGCTTCTTCCCCAAAAAATTCTTTATATAATTCTTCATAAGTTACCCATTTTGTTAGAAATTTTTGAGTCATGATATCATCGTCTCCTTTTACACTTTTAAAAGCGTTATATAAATCCCACGCTTGTTTACACTTTTTTTTCAGATTTTCTTCCATTTCTAACTCTGTCATTGTTATTCCTCCATTTTTGTATTATGATTTTCCTTGTTTCTGATATTACAATACCACTTTTCTTGAAAATGTCAATTCTTTTTCTAGAAATTTTTCTATAAAAAATATCATTACACACATAATATGCAAGGCATCCCGCGGAGCGGACGACCCCGAACGGGCAGGCGCGGCCGCTCAGTGTCCGTCACCCGCGGACATAGAATGTCCGTCACCCGCGGACACTTTAGCAGACTAAAGTGAGTCCCCGTTTCCGAAGTGTCCGCGACCCGCGGACAAACGGGCGGTTTTGTCCACTTTCCGGGCAAAATGAGTAAGTATTTCGGAAGAATTGTGCGAGATTCGGGTGGAAAACGTGAATATTTGTGGAATTGTATAGACAATTAGACGGGACTAACACTTTAGTCCGGTAAAGCGTTTTTGTCAAGTCGGAAAAATGCATAAAAATTTCGGGCATATGTGTTGTGAAAAGTATTAAAAAGTAAACAAATGCAATGAAATAGTTTGCAAAAGCGGTGTCTTTCTCACGCGGACACCGCTTTCTTTGTGCAATGTGCTGTCCGCCGTACGCGGACAAATTGGGAAAAATGTCCGCGTGGGACGGACAGT